GGTGGGCTCGATCCCGGCCGGCACCCTCATGTTGTCGGTCGGCGAGGACGAGCGCCGCGGCGTGCGCTGGCGCTTCGTCGTTGCCGGAGAGCCGCCTCGGCTGCTGTTCGTGGTCCGAGCGCAGATCACCGAGCACCCGCCCGGATCTGGCCGCGACCAGGAGCTGTTCAACGGTATCGCAGCCGTCGTCGACGCTCGGGCGGCCGGCGAACCGGTGCCCTCCGGAGGGATCGATTCCGCTGTCGCCGCGGCTCGCATCTACGAGGCGGCGGACGCGACCGCGCGCGCCGCGCGGCGTCACGCCGACGGCTACCGACCCAGCTGACGCTCGGCCACGGAGGGATCCCCGATGTATCGCCGGCTCGACCCGGTCCTACACCCCTGCACCGAATGCGGCATCGGCCTGCGCCGGCGCCACATCGCCAACCACATGGCCATGAGCCACCCCCAGCGCCCCGGATGGTGGGCGCGCTTCGTGGGGTGGCTGCGCGGTCTCACTCAGCACTGGAGGCCGTGATGGAGCTCCCCGAGCTGCTCACCCAGGCGGGCGCATCAGCGTTCGTCATCCTTGTCCTGCAGATCGTCAAGCCGGCCATGGGCCTCGCGCAGGAGACATGGGATCGCTTCGGTGCCCTCATCTCCGTCGGGCTCGGCATCGTCACCGTCCACGCGGCCAACCTGGCCGCGGCTTCGCCGCTGGATGTCGTCAGCGCGACGCTGACCGGCATCCTCGCCGGCGCGGCGGCATCCGGTCTCTACCAGGCCGGGACGCGCACCGCGGCGGCCGTCAGCGCGCGGATCGCGAAGCCAACCGTCGAGGACTACGACCCGCGGCATCCGCAAAGGGTGAGCCATGGCCAACCTGGGCGACAACGCCGTGTGGCCATGCCTGATCAAGACGGTCTGGGCGCGGCGGCTGGCCACGATCGCGTCGCGCGACGGCGGTGAGGCGGCCCTGCCCGCGGCCTGGTCCAGGGCCATCGCCACGGCGTGGGAACGAGGCTGGGAACTCGATGGCGTCGTACCAGCGGTGGGCGCAACCGCCGGCGCGCAGTGGTAGCGATCGTCGTCAGCCGGACCGATCCGGCCGCCATCATGGGCTTCGTTCACGGCGCCACGCCGCTCGAGGCACTGATTCGCACTCCGCCGGCCCTCGGCGGCGAGCTGGACCTCGACGAGGATTGAACCGGCTCTGCCTCGGCTACAGGGGCGAGGCCTGCACGGCCCTCACCGCCCGCACCTACTGCCAGCGCCACGAACGCATGGTGGACCAGGAGCGCCGGGCGCGGCGCGGCAAGCTGTACGACTGGGGTCATCGGCTGGCCAGCCGCCAGCAGCGCGAGGCCGAGCCGAGCTGCGAATGGTGCGGCGCCGACACCGATCTCACAGCGGACCACATCGACCCCGGCGACGCTGCCAGCCGGCTGCGCACGCTGTGCCGCAGCTGCAACGCGACGCGTGCCAACCGAGCGCGTGCGCGACGTCGGGCTCGGGGGTCAACCGGGTAGGGGGGTCGGCATCTCTGGCCGGCCCGGACCGCCTCCACCCGGTGCAACCCCTCTCGCACGTGCGTCGGGTTCAAAGATTTCGCCTCCGGAGGCTTTGAACCATGCCGAGCTTTCGCCTCCGGAGGCTTTGAACCATGCCGAGCGGTGGTGCACGAGGACGATCCGGGCCCGCGCCGAGCCGGAACGCGCTGCGTCGCGACCGCGACGGGCGAGAGTGGACCGAGCTGCCAGCCGCGGGGCGCGCCGGCGACCCACCGGAGTGGCCGCTGACCCGTCCGACGAAGCGCGAGCTGGCCATGTGGTCACGCGAGTGGGCGAGGCCGCAGGCGGTCATGTGGGAGGCGAACGGACTCGAGCTCCAGGTGGCGCTCTACATCCGCACCCTGCGCGAGGCCGAGAGCTTCGGCACCAAGGCGGCCACCCGCACCGAGCTGCGCCGGCAGATGGACGACCTGGGCCTGACGACCTACGGGCTGGCCAAGAACCGCTGGGCGATCGAAGCCGCCAGCGCCGCGCCCGAGAAGCGCGCCGCGGCCGCCGGCGGGAGCTCGGTCAAGGATCGGATGCGGGTGATCAGTGGCGGAGGCGCGTAGCCCGCGGTCGATGTACGTCGTGCCCTCGTGGATCGAGGCGCACTGCGTCGTCCCCGACGGTTTCCGCCGCGGCGCTCCGTTCCACCTGTACGACTACCAGCTGCTCTATCACGCCAACTTCTACCTGGTCCGCGGCGACGTCGAGTTCGACCAGGCCAATCCGATCCTGGCGCCGGCATTCGTCCACCGCCGCGGCCTGCTGGTCGGACCGCAGAAGCTCGGCAAGGGGCCGCACACCGCCGCGCACGTGAGCGTCGAGGGCGTCGGCCCGGTGCTCTTCGCCGGCTGGGCCGGACGGGACGACGGCTACGCCTGCGTCGACCGCGGCTGCCGCTGCGGCTGGGAGTACCCGTACGACGTCGGCGAGCCGATGGGCATGCCATGGCCGACGCCGCTGATCCAGATCACCGCCGTCAGCGCCGAGCAGACCGACAACATCTACGACGCGCTGCGCCCGATGATCGAGCTCGGGCCGCTGTCCGACCTGATCCCCTGGACCGGTGAGGACTTCATCCGACTGCCGGGCGGCGGCCGCATCGACACCGTCACCGCCAGCGCGCAGTCGCGCCTCGGCCAGCGCATCACCTTTGCCGCCCAGGACGAGCTCTCGATCTGGCGGCCCGACAACAAGATGACCAAGGTCGCGGACACGCAGTACCGCAACCTGTCGGGCATGGGCGGCCGGGCGTCGCTGACTACCAACGCCTGGGATCCCTCGGAGCGGTCGGTCGCCCAGCAGCAGTACGAGTCGGCGTCCACCGACATCTACCGCCAGTTCGTGCAGCCGCCGAAGACGCTGTCGTACACCGATCGGCGGGACCGGCGCCGGATCCACCGCATCGTCTACCCGGCCGACACCCTGCGCGAGAACGGCGGCCACGTCGACCTGGCGGCCATCGAGGCCGAGGCCGAGGACCTCGTCGCCCGCGACCCGCAGCAGGCTGCGCGCTTCTACGGCAACGTCATCGTCGCCGGCGGCGGCCGCGCGGTGGATCCCGCCGAGTGGGCGCGCCGCGCCAGTCCCGGCGACAAGCCGCCTGCCGACGAGCCCATCGGCCTCGGTTTCGACGGCTCGATCAGCGAGGACGCCACCATCCTGCGCGGCTGCACCCGCGACGGACGCAGCTTCATCATCGGCAAGTGGATCCGCCCGCTCGGACCGCGCGGAGCGGGCTGGCGGGTGGACCGGCTCAAGGTCGACGCCGCGGTGCGCGAGGCGTTCGCCACCTGGCGCGTCGGCCGCATGCTGTGCGACCCGCCCAAGTGGCGCACCGAGATCGAGGCCTGGGCCCGCGAGTTCGGCGATGAGGTGGTCCTCTTCTTCGAGACCAACGTCGACGCGCGCATGGCGCCCGCGGTCGACCGGTGGCTGACGGGCATCGCGCTCGGCAAGCACACCCACGACGACGATCCGGACACTAACGAGCACGTCGAGAACGCCCACAAGCGCAAGGCGAAGGCGCGGGCGCCCGAAGACGACAACCGCACGCTGTACACGCTGACCAAGGGCGACGACGGCGGGAAGATCGACGCCGCGGTGGCCGACGTCCTGGCCTACGAGGCGGCCATGACCATGCCGGAGCCTCCGCCGCGCGGATCGGTCTACGACAAGCGGGGTATCCGCACCATCCGCATCGGAGGCCGACGGTGAGGCTCATCCGCACAGGCGCCCTCCGGCGCCGCACCCGATTCATCATCCGCGCGGCGCGAACGCGCACCGACGACGCGATCGTCATCGCCGGCATCGCCTGCATCACCTACGGCATCGGCCTGTGGATCCAGCCGCTGGCCTGGGTCTTCGTTGGCGCGGCGCTGATCGGCGTGGTCGCCCTCGGCGGCAAGAGGCGCGCCTGATGGGCCTGTTCGGCGATGCCGCCCGCGAGCTGCGCGGTCGGACCGCCATCACCAGCCCCCGCAACCCTGCCTACTGGCTCAGCAAGTTGCTGGGTGGCGAGGCGACCGCCTCCGGGATCCGGGTCACGCCCGAGCTGGCGCTGAAGATCGGCGCGGTGTACGCGTCCTGCCGCAACCTGGCCGAGGACATCGGCACCCTGCCGCTGCCGGTCTACCGCCACGTCGGCGACAACGGTCGCGAGCGTGATCGCTCACACCCGGTGTACGACGTCCTGAACGTGCGCGGTAACGCCGAGATGGCGGCCGCCGACGTGCGCCAGACGGTCCAGGGCCATGCCGCCCTGCGCGGCACCGGCTATGCCGAGATCGAGTTCACCGGCCGCGGACCGTCGGCGCTGTGGCCGCTCCAGGCGCATCGCATGAAGGTGGTGCGCAACGGGCGCAACGGCGTCCGCGTCAATGGCGCGCCGGACGGCCAGCTGCTGTACTTCTACACGCTGCCCGACGGCCAGATGAAGGTCTTCCACCCCGACCGCATCTTCCGCCTGCCGGGCTTCGGGGGCGACGGCATCGAGGGCTACTCGATCGTTCGCCTCGCCGCCAGCTCGATCGCGCTGGCCGCCGCGGCCCAGGAGTTCGCCGAGCGCAACTTCAGCAACGACGCGCGACCGGGGGTCGTGCTGAAGCACAAGGGCACCCTGTCCGACGACGCCTACCGCCACCTCGAGGAGTCGTGGGCCGAGGCGCACCAGGGCCTGGAGCGCTCCCAGCAGGTCGCCATTCTCGAGGACGGCGTCGAGATCGACCAGATCCCGATCAGCGCGAAGGACGCGCAGCTGCTCGAGAGCCGCCTCTTCCAGCTGCGCGACATCGGCAACTGGTTCCGGATGCCGCCCGACAAGCTGCAGGACTACGAGCGGGCGACCTTCACCAACGTCGAGCACTCGGACCTGGTGTACGTCAAGTACACCCTGCGCGCCTGGTTCGTGCGCTGGGAGCAGCAGATCCGGCTCAGCCTGCTGACCGACAGCCACTTCGCCGAGCACGTCGCCGAGGGCCTGCTGCGCGGCGACCAAGCGGCCCGCGCCAGCTTCTACCACTCGCTCCGCCTCGATGGCGCCATCACCGCCAACCAGATCGCGCAGCGCGAGAACCTGCCGCCGATCGAGGGCCCCATGGGCGACGAGCTGCTCATCCCGCTCAACATGGCGCCCGCCTCGAGCTACGACGCCAGCGGCATGTCGGCCCGCGACCGGGGGTTGCTGGCCACCGCCCTGGTGCGCGCCGGCTACGACCCGGACGAGACGTTGGCGAAGCTCAACCTGCCGGCCATCAAGCACACCGGCGCCATCCCCGTGACCGTGACGCTGCCCGACGACATCGCGCAGCAGCTGGTCGACCAGCAGACCGCCGAGTAGGAGACCGCCCGATGAGGCCGAAGACCAGGGCGCGCGAGACGCGCACCTTCACCGTCGAGCTCGAGCGCCGCGCCGACGACGACAAGCCGCTGCGCATCATCGGCCATCCGGTGGTCTACAACCGCTGGAGCGAGGACCTCGGCGGCTTCCGCGAGCGCGTGCTGCCCGGCGCGTTCACCAAGACGCTGGCCGAGAGCGACATCCGGGCCCTGTTCAACCACGACGCCAACCTCGTGCTCGGGCGCAACGTGGCCGAAACGCTGGTCCTGACCGATGGGCCCTCGAAGCTGCGCATGGAGGTCTTCCCGCCGGAGACCGACACCATCCGCGACCTGGTGGTGGCGCCCATGGAGCGCGGCGACGTCGACCAGATGAGCTTCGGCTTCCGGACCGTCAACGACGAGTGGCGCGAGCCCACCAAGCCCGGCGCCCTGTGGGAGCGCGACCTGATCGAGGCGCGCCTGTTCGACGTGTCGATCGTCACCTTCCCGGCCTACACCCAGACCGACGCCTCGGTGCGCTCGGTGCTTGAGGGCGTGGGCATCAACTTCCCGGCCCTGACCTCGGTGCTCACCCGCGCCGAGCGCGGCCTGGGCCTGACCGACTCCGACCACGACCTGATCACCGCGTCGATCGAGGTCCTGCGCTCCTACCTGTCCGAGCCGGCGTCCGACGACGACCACTCGGCTGATCCCGAGGCCGGACGCCCCACGCGCGCCCACCTCCTCCGCCAGCTGCTGGCCCGAGATCTCGAGGCCCGCCAGGCGACCGCCTAGCTCCAACCCGCAGACCCGCGCGACCCAGCCCGCCATGGCGGGTCGGTCGGGCTGCCCAGCACAGGGATCACCCGAATGAACGAGAAGATCCGCAAGCTCGCCGAGAAGCGAGCCAACGTCTACACCCAGGCCCGCGCCATCCTCGACGCCGGCGCTGACGACGCGCCGCTGTCCGCCGAGGACCAGACGCGCTACGACGCGCTGATGGACGAGTACGACGGCCTGTCCAAGCAGATCGACAACCTCCGCAAGGCCGACACGGCCGAGCGCGAGCTCGACGCGCCGATCGATGAGCCGACCCGCCCGGAGCCGCGCGGCGGCAACCCGGATCCCGAGGGCGAGACCCGGACCAGCCCGCGCGCCACCCCGGAGTACCGGGCGGCCTTCACGCGCTTCCTGCGCGGCGGCCTGTCGTCGCTGACCGGCGACCAGACCCGCGCCCTGCAGGCGGACCTCGACGAGCCCGGCGGCTTCACCGTGGCGCCGCAGCAGTTCGTCGCCGAGTTCATCCAGGAGCTCGACGACATGGTCATCGTCCGCCAGTTCGCGACCACCCACCAGGTCGACCGCGCCGAGAGCCTCGGCGTGCCGACCCTTGCCGCAGATCCCGACGACGCCGACTGGACGAGCGAGCTCGCCACCGGCAACGAGGACTCGGCCATGAAGTTCGGCAAGCGCGAGCTGCGGCCGCACCCGCTGGCCAAGCGCCTGAAGGTCAGCCGCAAGCTGCTGCGCCAGTCGGCGATCGACGTTGACGGCCTCGTCCGCCAGCGCCTGGCGTACAAGCACGCCGTTGCGGCCGAGAAGGCCTACCTCACCGGCACCGGCGCCCAGCAGCCGCTCGGCATCTTCACCGCCAGCGCGGACGGCATCAGCACCGGTCGCGACACGGTGGCGGCCGGTGCGGCGGCGATCGCCGGCGACGACCTGATCAACGTCAAGTACGACGTGAAGGAGCAGTACCTGCGCAACGCGCGCTGGATCCTGCACCGGCTCGTGCTCAAGGCGGTGCGCAAGCTCAAGGACACCAACGGCCAGTACATCTGGGCGCCGGGTGGCATCGGCCAGGCGAGCCTGTCCGTCGACCAGCCGGACACGATCCTCGAGCTTCCGTTCCACCTGTCCGAGTTCGCGCCGTCCACCATCGCGACGGGCCTGTACACGATCGCGCTGGGCGACTTCAGCTTCTACTGGATCGCCGACGCGCTCGACATGCAGATCCAGCGGCTCGACGAGCTGTACGCGGAGAGCAACCAGGTCGGCTTCATCGGCCGTCTCGAGACCGACGGCATGCCCGTCCTCGAGGACGCCTTCCGCCGGCTGCAGCAGGCCTGAGCTCGACTCTGGCCCCTGACCGGGGGACGCGGGCGACCGCGTCCCCTCACAGCCCCACGCGGGGCGGAAGGAGCACCTGACTCATGAGCACGCTCACCCACCGGGTCAAGACGATCCGGGTCTCCAATGCGGTGGCGGTCGGCACCACCACCATCGCGTCCGACGTGGTCGACACCGCCGGTTATGACGGCGTCCGATTCATCGTCGCCTTCGGCGCGATCACCGACGGCACGCCGAACGTCCAGGGCCAGCAGGGCCTCCAGTCCGACGGCTCGGACATGGCCGACCTGGCCGGCACCGACGTGGCCATGGCCGACACCGACGACAACAAGCTCGGCATCCTCGAGATCAACCACCCCCGCGAGCGGTATGTCCGCGCCCGAGTGGTCCGCGGCGGGGCGACCGGCTGCGTCATCGACGGCATCGTCGCCGAGCTGTTCAACGGTCGGGCGCAGGCCGTGGCCAAGGACGCCACCGTGGGCGCCCAGGAGATCCACGACGCGCCGGCCGAGGGCACGGCGTAGGCCTCCACCAGCTGAGCCGCGGCGGGCGACCCTCCTCCCGCCCGTCGCGGCCTCCCGCAGCGGAGGAGACGACCACAGCCACAGGAGGGCAGGCCGATGCGTCTGCGCGCGACACAGCAGATCAACTCCAGCTACGGCACCTTCCCGGCGGGCCGCATCTTCAGCGTGCCCGACGACGTGGCCCACGCGTGGGTCGAGGCGCGGCTGGCGGTCGAGGCGTCGGAGGCTGCGGCCGCCGGCGACGAGGCCGAGGCGCCGCAGAAGCCGCTGCACCGCATGAACAAGGCCGAGCTGATCGAGATCGCCGAGGAGCTGGGGCTCGATACCGGCGGTTCGAACAAGGCACTCGTGCAGCGCATCACCGAGGCCCGGGGTGGCGAGTGACCGCCCTGGCGACGGCCCGCGTGCTGCGCCCGATCGCGGATCCGCGCTGGGGCCAGGCGCCACCCGGGGAGACGATCCAGCTGCCCGCGGCCGAGATCGAGGCGCTGCGCCTGGCCGGCCTGGTGGAGCCGATCGTCGACCGCCCGAGGCGGCTACGAACGAAGGCCGCGAACGCGCGGTGATCCCGCCGGCAGAACGGCGCTGAGGCGGGACATGGCCACCGGCATCCGCATCCAACACCTCACGCGACGCAGCGAGCGGTTCAACTTCGAGGACCCGCGCCGACCCTATCCGGCGCCGTATCACTGCCCGCCGCCGACCAACTCCAGCGGGTGCGGGGGCACGCACCTGTTCAAGGCCGTGCACCTCGCTCTCGACGAGAGCGGCGCGGCCTTCGTCTCCCGCGAGATCTGGGATCGATACCGGCCGCTGCTCGAGCGCCACGGCTTCCGCCTGGCGAACGAGGTGGCGCAGCCACCGGCCCAGACCGTCCGCGTCCCCATGGTGCGACGCATCGTCGCTCCCCGAGTACCAGGAGCCATCCCCCATGCCGAAGAGCAATGAGGCCCTGCTGGCCGACCTGACCGACGAGGAGCTGGCACGACTGCCGGCACGGCTGCGGCGGCTGACCGTCGACGAGCACACCCGCGCGTGGAACGAGGCCAAGCGAGAGCGCGACGAGGCCATCGCCGCGGCGACCGAGCAGGGCACCGAGGAGCTGGTCGACCCGCTCGGCAACCCGTACGTGCAGGTCTCCACCCGCATCACCGACCCCGAGGCGGTCGCCGCCGCCACCGAGCGCTGGACCGCGCGCAAGGCCGAGCTGCTGGCTCAGGCGGAGGACTGACCGATGGCCAACACCGTACAGAACGCCATCCGCAACGGCGTCTGGAACTCCGGCCTGCCGGACCTCACCAGCCTGACCGTCAAGGCCATGTTCGTGGACAACGCCGACGACACCGTCGTGGCCGCGGACGACTTCATCGACGATGTCCTGTCGGCCGCGCGGGTGCCGGCCATCGCCTCCTGCCCCGCCCTGGCATCCAAGACCAACGGATCGGTCGGCGTGGGCGTCTTCGACGCCGCCGACACGACCTTCACCTCGCTGTCCGGCGATGCCTCCGAGCAGCTCATCCTGTTCGAGGACTCCGGCACCGAGTCCACCAGCGACATCATCTGCTTCTGGGACACCGCCACCGGCCTCCCGCTCACCCCCAACGGCGGCAACGTGACCGTGGTCTGGGCGGCGGGCGGCATCCTTACCGTCTGAGCCTGTAGGACATGGCCTTCGCCCGCCCCAACAACGACGTCTCGGTCGGGGTCTGGACGCCGACACCGCTCTGGCAGCAGATCGATGAGGTCACTTTCAGCGATGCGGACAAGATCGACTCGGGCAACAACCCCGTCAATGAGACTTGTGAAGTTGGTCTGAGCGATGTCACCGATCCAGCGGCCTCTACTGGACACGTGGTTCGGTATCGCTATGGGAAAGGCGCCGCTGGAGCCAAGCAGATAGACCTCACGGTTGACCTCGTGCAGGGCACGTCGGTCTTGGCCACTTGGTCACACACGGCTATCTCCAGTTCGAAGGTGACGGCCGCTCAGACGCTTAGCGGAGCGCAGGCCGACAGCATCACAAACTATGCAGACTTGCGCCTGCGCTTCACCGCCAATGGCGTCGGTGGTGGCTCTCCGGCATCGGCCACCGTCACATGGGCCGAGCTGGAGGTTCCGGACAGTGGTCCAGCCGCCCAGACCGTCAGCCCCGCCGCCATCGGGCTGGCCGCCGCCGTACAGGCAACCAGCCGCATCGACCAGGTGGCCGAGCCGGCCCTCATCTCGCGCGGCCTGGCCGCCGCCGAGCCGAGCATCCCAACGATCGTCGAGCCCGCCGCCCACGCCTCGCCGCTGTCCGTGCAGGCGCCGACGCGGATCGATCAGACCACGCAGCCGGAAGCGCTGGGCGCCGCCGGGGCTCCGGTGGCCCCGGCACAGATGGACCAGGAGCTGACCGCCACGCTGCTGTCCGCCGCCGCGGCCGCGGTGCCGCCCGGCGTGCGCGTCAGCGTCAACCCCACCGCCATCGCCAGCCCCGCGTCGGCGGTGGCCGCGGACCAGATGGACCAGGAGGCGCGGCCGGCGCTCATCAGCCTGCCGGCCAGCGCGGCAGCCCCGGCCATGACGATCGCCGTCAACCCGGCCAGCCTGGCCCTGTCGGCAGCGGCGGGCGCGCCGGACCGCGTTGACCAGGAGGCCGCTCCCGGGGGCCTGGCGGCGCTGGCCACGGCTGTCGCCCTCGCCAGCGTGGACCAGGCGGTGGCCGGCGCGCTGCTCGGCTCCGCCGCGGCCGCGCCCGCACCGACCATCAGCCAGGACGGTGGTGGGCAGACCGTCAGCCCGCCGGCGCTGGCAGCCTCGGCGCTGGCCGTCGCCCCGGCCGGCATCGACCAGCAGCTTGTCGCGCAGCTCCTATCCGCTGCGGCAGCGGCCGCGGCGCCATCGGTCAGCGCGCCAGGCCAGGAGGTCGCTCCCGGCCTGCTGTCAGTCCCTATGGGGGCGGTGGCCTTCCTCCGCCTCGACCAGGCTGTCAGCCCGGCGGCCATCGCCGCGGCCGCGGCGCTCATCGCACCGGCCGGGGTGGACCAGCAGGTCGTCGCCCAGCTGATTGCCGCCGCCGTCGGGACCCTGGCGCCAGAGGTCGCCGACACCATCGTGGCCGGTGGGTCGCCGCCGGCGGGAGCCGCGGTGACCTTCGTTGCGCTCGGCTTCGCGGGTCCCGGACCGGTCCCCTCCGGCAGCGCAACGCACTCGACACCGGAGCACTAACAGCCGTGCCGAACCAGATCAAGCTCACCGTCGAGAATCCCGACGAGCTGCTCAACGCCGGCGCGTACGGGGCGGGTGCGGTCATCCGGCTGCAGTCCGCAGCCGCAGAGGCGGGGCCGTTCGCCGACGTCAGCGGTACCGGGTCGACGCCCACCATCGCTCTGCTGGCCGGCGTCCGGACCTACACCGGCTACGATCCGGCCGGCACCTCGTCGAGCTGGTACCGCAGCCGCTACGAGAACACCGGCGCCACCCGGGTCAGCGACTGGTCGGCCGCCTTCCAGGTCGGCAGCGGCGGCGGCGGGATCCTCAACCTGTACGACGCCAAGCAGCGTCTGGGCATCGATGCCGACGACACCACCGAAGACGAGAACGTCCTCGAGTGGGTCGGCCAGATCACCGCCTTCATGCGCGGCTTCACCGGACGCCGGCTGACGCCCGACCCCGCCACCGAGTACATCGTCGACGGCTACCGCGCGATGCGGCACGGGACGCTGCTGCGCTTCCCGCACGGTATCCAGGCACTGACTGAGCTGGCGATCGCAGCCTGGACCGGCGAGGCCTTCGAGGTCATCCCGGCCGGCGACTACTTCCTGCGCCCGGTCGAGGCCGAGCGCGAGGACGGCTGGCCGGCCACCGAGCTGTGGATGAGCGACAACCCGTCGGCCGCCAACCCGCATGCGGTCATCCCGCCCGGCTACGCCAACGTGCGCCTGCGCGGCACCTTCAGCTGGGCGATCACCCCGCCCGAGCTCGAGACGGTCGCCGGCAACCTGCTGGTCGCCGTCGCCCGCACCGGCGGCTCGAGCGGCGGCGAGACGGTGACCGTCAACCTCGATGGCGAGCGCACCTTCAGCCGCGCCCTGTCGCTCGAGGACTACCGAACCCTGAAGCGCTACCGCGTGCCGAGGAGCCGCTGATGAGCTGGGACGGCGTGCTGACCACCATCGAGGGACACCTGGCCACCGCCGGCGCCAGCCTGGACCCCAAGGCCACCGACATCCGCCACGGCGAGCCGAAGGACTTCAGCAGCGTCAAGCCGGTCATCGCCTACTGGTACGCCGGCGACCGCGAGTCGCAGACCGGCGGCAACACGCTCACGCGGACCAACATCGAGGAGGGCCTCCGCATCCAGCTGTACGCGCCGGACACCATCCGGCTGCGCAACAAGACCGACGTCACCGAGCAGTACCTGCGTGCCGGTGTGCGGGCCATCAAGGCGGCCCTGTGGGGCGACGCCAGCCTGGGCGGCAACGCCATCGGCCTGGACCTCGACGGCAGCGAGACCGGGTGGTTCGAGGTCAGCGGCGTGCTGGCGCGGGCCGTCGGCTTCACCGCCTGGATCGACCTCGCCGAGGTCGACGTGATCGCGCCATGATCCGGCCCACCGTCAGCGTCGAGCTGTCCGGGATCTTCTTCCGCGGCAACCCCATCGGCCGCCTCAACCGCAACGTGTACAGCGTGCTGCGCGACGAGGCACAGCTCGGCGTCGAGTTCAGCCGCGCGGCGCTGCGCTCGAAGCAGCGCTCGAGCACGCCGCCCCTCCAGCTGGCGGCCAACATCGTGGCCCAACCGACCCGCAAGCGCGGCGGACGGTCGCGGGTGGTGGTCAGCGCCAACTACGGCCCGCAGCCGCTGGTCCGCTTCTACAACCGATTCATCGACTCGGGCCGCCGCGCGGCCGGCGGGAACATGCGGCGGGGCTACCGCATCTACGCCGAGGGCGCGAAGCGCGTCCAGGCGCACATCGACTCCAACGTCGCCAGCATCGAGCGGCGCCTGGTGGAAGGACTGGTCTGACATGGCGTCTCGCAGGAAGCAGCGCTTCATCGTCGTCGCCGGCACCAGCGTGCGGCTCCGCCCCGAGCGGGGCTGCCGGCGCGAGGTCCACTTCGCCGCCGGTGACGAGGTCGTCGAGGGCACCTACCCCGAGCACACCCCGGTCGCCGATTGGCTGGCGACCGGGCACTGGCGCCCGGCTGAGGAGAAGACATGACCAAGGTCTCCGGCATCGGCGCACGCCTGCTCGTCGACGGGTACGACATCAGCGGCGACATCGGTGCGGTGCAGAACATCCGCGGCGGTCCGGCCCTGCTGGACCTGACAGACATCACGCAGGCAGCACACCATCGGGTGGGCGGGCTGTTCAGCGGCGAGATCGGCTTCAATGCCTGGTGGGACACCGCGGTCGACGCGGCACACGACGTCCTCTCCGCGCCGCCCACCACCGACCGGCAGGTGATCTACCTGCACCGCAACAGCTATGGCCTGCCCGCGGCCGCCATGACCGCCAAGCAGGTGAACTACGACCCGACCCGCGGCCAGGACGGCGCGCTGGCGGCGAGCGTCCAGGCTCTCTCGGCCGGCACGCCGCTCGACTGGTGCGAGATCCTGACCGCCGGGATCGAGACCATCGCCTCGGCCGCGTCGGGCACCGCGATCGATGACGGCGCGGCGACGGCCTTCGGGGCCGCCGCCTACCTCCACGCGGTCTCGATCGGGTCCGGGACGGCCACCGTCGCCGTGCAGGACTCGGCCGATGACATCTCCTACGCCAACGTCACGGGGCTGGTCTTCACCGCCGTGGCCGGACGCACGGCGCAGCGCCTGGAGACGGCCCGCACCGCGACCATTCGCCGCTACGTGCGCGTCAACGTGACCGGAACGTTCACCAACCTGGTGGCCGTGGTGGCCATCAACCGCTACCAGACCGCGGCCTAAGCCGCGCCGCTCCCCCCCCCCACTTCGAGCCCGCCGGCGTGCGGGTCGCTCGGCCTGCACTGAAAGGGTACGGACACTCTCTTGGCCAAAGTAAGCGGTCTGCCGACCGGGGTCGCAGTGGACGATGCCGGCGGCGTCGCACGCACCATCAGCAACGACATCCTGTCGATCAACGTCGCCACGCCGCGTGGCGTCCAGGACGTGACGGGCCTCGACAAGAGTGCCATGGAGCGGCTGCTGCTGCTGGCCGATTTCAACGGCACCATGAACGGCGTCTTTAACACCGCGGCCAACATGAGCCACGACGTCTTGAAGACCGTCACCTCCAGCTCCGCACAGCGCACGATCACCATCACCTACCCCGGCGCCACCCTGGCGGCCGAGGTGATCATCAGCGACTACCAGGTGAACCGCGCCCAGGACGGCTCGCTGACCTGGTCGGCGCCGTTCAGCCTGGCCGACGGCACCGTGCCGGCCTGGACCTAGGCGGCGATTCGATCCGAGGCGGCGGGCCTGCTCCCTCCGGGCCCGTCGCCTCGTCTGCGTCCGACGGAGGGATCACACCCGGAGGGAGCTGAAAGAACGTGGGATTCAAGATGCCCACGCGCAGCGTGACCGTCTTCTTCGAGGATGGCGAGTACGCCGGGCTCGAGGTCGAGCTGCGCGTGAACGTGGACATGGACTTCTACTTCGAGGCGCTGGCCTGGGAGGAGTTGACCGACGCGGACGAGATCCGCGCCTACTCCCGCCGCTTCGCTGAGAAGACGCTGGTGAGTTGGAACCTGGTCGATGACGCCGGCGCGCCGGTGCCGGCCACCCCCGCCGAGTTCACCACCCGCTTCGAGCCGTACGCCATCGGCCTGGTGATCGGCAAGTGGCTCGAGCAGGTCGGACGAGTGGCTGGCCCTTTACCGCCCGCA